ATCTTGGAACTACTGATTGTAAAGCTGGTATTCTTTTAGATTTTTTAGAAAATAATTCTTGCAATAAATTATATCTTGTTGGAGATATTATAGATGGCTGGAGAATTCAACAAAATAAATGGAGATGGAAGAAGTCTCACAGCGATGTAGTAAGAAAAGTTTTAAAAATTAGCAAAAAGGCTGAAGTATTTTATATTGTAGGAAACCACGATGAATTTTTACGCCCCATGTTACCCTTTGCCATCAACTTTGGAAATGTCCAAATATATAATCAACACGAACATTTTGGCTTGGATGGTAAACGCTACTTGGTCACACATGGTGACCTCTTCGATGGTATTACAAGATTGGCACCGTGGCTTTCGTTTTTAGGAGATAAAGCATATGACATTGTTCTTAATATTAATACTAAGTTTAATTATATTCGGCACCGTATGGGCCTCGGCTACTGGAGCCTTAGCAGTTATCTCAAGAGCCGAGTCAAGAAAGCAGTCGATTTTATCTTTAAATTTGAAAAAAACCTTGCAGACTACAGCAAGCGAAAAGGATATGATGGCGTCATCTGTGGTCACATCCACACGCCGGAAATCAAAAAAATCGAAGATGTAATCTATATGAACGATGGAGATTGGGTGGAGTCTTGTTCTGCCCTGGTTGAACATCTAGACGGCAGGTGGGAAATAGTTCGCTGGAGTAAGCAATGAAAATCATATATGCTTTGGTTTTTGTTGTCATGGACAAAATTACGTTAGTTGATGTTTTACCTACAAAGTCATCATGTGAATATTTTATGCGGCAAGCTCCTGGTACAATTTGTGTACCAGTGTCAGTAGAAAATCCAAAAGAAGTAATCAAACAATTACAAGCTATAGATACGTTACTTAAGGAATAAAAATGTCTAAATCTAATCTTATGCAGAGTAGAGCTGCATTCAAACCATTCCATTATCCATGGGCATATGATGCATGGCTAAAGCACGAACAAAGTCATTGGTTGCATTCAGAAGTTCCTATGCTAGAAGATGTTAAGGATTGGAAGAAGAAACTAACACAAGAAGAAAAGAATTTCTTAACTAACATTTTTAGATTTTTCACACAAGGAGACATCGATGTCGCTGGTGGCTATGTTACTAATTATCTTCCATATTTTTCTCAACCTGAAGTTCGTATGATGCTTCTTGGGTTTGCTGCAAGAGAGGCATTACACATTGCAGCATACTCACATTTAATTGAAACTCTTGGCATGCCAGAATCCACATATTCAGACTTTATGGAATATGTTGAAATGAGGGAAAAACATGAATATATTATGGATCTTTCATCCAAGAATAGCACCAAAGAGTCTACAGCAGCACACATTGCATTATTTTCTGCCTTTACGGAAGGTATGCAGCTATTTTCATCTTTTATCATGCTTCTTAACTTCCCACGTCATGGTAAGATGAAGGGGATGGGCCAGATTGTTACGTGGTCTATTGTTGATGAGACCCAGCACGCAGAAGGAATGATCAAACTCTTTAGAACTTACATCGAAGAAAATAAGGAGATCTGGAATGATGATCTCAAAGGACAAATTTATAGTATCGCGGAGAAGATGGTTGAATTGGAAGACAAGTTTATTGACCTATCTTTCAGTGTGGGGGGAATCGAAGGGTTAACTGCTCAAGAGGTCAAAGAGTACATTCGCTATATTGCCGATCGTCGTTTGATATCTCTTGGTATGAAGGGCATCTTTAAGCGCAAGAAGAATCCTTTGCCTTGGGTTGAAGAAATGATTAATGCTCCTACGCATACTAATTTCTTTGAAAATAGAGTAACAGACTATGCCAAAGGATCTTTAACTGGCGATTGGACCGACGTTTGGGGGAAAGCTGCGTAATGAAGTTGCACTACCATTGCTCTAACTGTGATGCTGAATTTAAACTACGCCACGAAATGGATCAATCTTACTACGAAGTAAATTTTTGTCCATTTTGTGGCTCTGATATAGAAGACGAAGAAGAATTTGACGACGACGAATGATTGGCTTTACAACAACGAGCCTTTTACTGAGCCAGGAGAAAATTATGGCTTTGTTTACATAATTACCAACAAAATAACTGGCAGACAGTATATTGGCAAGAAATTCTTTTGGTCTTCTAAAAGACGGCAAGTAAATAAGGTAAGAAAAAGATATAAAGTTGAAAGTGATTGGAAAGACTACTGGAGTTCTTCTGATGAGCTCAAAGCAGACATTGAAGCTCAGGGCAAGGAAAATTTCATTAGAGAAATAATTCACCTATGTGCATCAAAAGGTGTAACTAATTATCTTGAAGCAAAGGAACAGTTCGATAGAAGAGTTTTAGAAGATAAAGATAAGTGGTATAATTCATGGATCATGGTAAAAGTATCTAGAACACATATCAATAAGCTAAAATGACATTCTCTATCCTTCTTTTTTCAACTGCAATTGCTTTATCTGGTGTAGCTGCTTACTATTCTATTATAGGTTTAGTTACACTTTTTCCATCTGCAGCATTACCAATCATAGTTATGGGTGCAACTCTTGAAGTTGCTAAACTCGTATCTGCATCGTGGTTGTATCGCAATTGGAAAAGGATAGAACTACTGGTAAAATATTATCTTACCTTTGCGGTTTTAATTTTGTCATTTATTACATCAATGGGAATCTTCGGTTTTCTTTCCAAAGCACACATAGAGCAGGGCGCATTAGGTGCAGGCAACAATATACAGCTTAAAATTCTAGAAGATCAAATTTCAGCAGAACAGAGGAAACTTGAAAATGCTCAACGCTCTCTTAGTGCTCTTGACAGATTAGTTGATGAATCTTCTATTGAGTCTGCTATTGATGTTCGCAATAAACAAAAACGAGAACGCACTGCTTTGGGTAATCAGATCGACTCTTCAATTACAACTATTAAGGATCTTAGTGAGAAAGCAACTCCTCTTAGAATTGAATCACAGAAACTTGCTGCAGAGATCGGTCCTATCAAGTACATTGCAGATCTTGTTTATGGTGAGTCAGATCAAAAAACAATTGAAAAGGCTGTAAGAGCGGTTATCATTCTTTTGGTGGTTGTATTTGATCCTTTAGCTATTGTGTTGTTAATTGCTGCAAATAAAGAAGTAAAAAATAGACAACAAGAAAAAGAAATTGTATACAATGATGTTGATGCTGTAGAAATTGATAACAAACAATTTACCGAAAAACCAAAGAAAAAGAACACAAAAGCGGATAAAATTCCCGAAGAAATACTCCAAAAAGTATTTAAGAAATAGTTGTGTTACTTTTCATAATGTAGTATTATAATTGAATGATTATTCTAGACTATTCCCAAACTATCATTTCTAACCTTATGGCTGAGCTTGGTGGCAGAAAAGACATCGAGCTAGAAGTTCCATTGCTCCGTCATATGGTTTTGAATTCCATTAGAAGTCACTACAGCAAGTTCAAGCGTGAGTATGGTGAACTGGTAATTGCATGTGACAACAAAAAGTATTGGAGAAAAGAATTCTTCCCATACTATAAGGCACATCGCAAAAAAGCTAGAGAAGAGTCAGGCTACGATTGGAATGTGATTTTTGAAGCTATTAATCAGCTAAAGAAAGAACTTAAAGAGATCTTTCCTTACAGAGTAATTGAGGTAAATGGAGCAGAAGCAGATGATATTATTGCAACTCTCTGTAAGTGGAGTCAGACTAATGGTTTGGTACAAGAAGGACTGGTCGAGGTTCCTCAGAAAGTTTTGATTATTTCTGGTGATCATGACTTTTTTCAGCTTCAAAAATATAAAAATGTAGAACAGTTCTCACCTGCTAAGAAAAAGTTTATCGTTGAGTCTAATCCAGATAAAATGCTTTTAGAGCACATTTTCAAAGGCGATAAGGGGGATGGTATTCCTAATGTACTTTCAGCAGACGATGTAATTATCGGCGAAGAAAGACAAAAGCCTCTATCGACAAAGAAAATGACTCAGTGGATTGATGATCCGCAAAGTATGCCTTCAGATTCTACATTTCTTCGCAATTTAGATCGCAACAGGACTTTGATTGATCTTTCTAAAATTCCTGAAGACATCGAAAAAGAGATCCTAAATACTTTTACAAATTATCATGTAAACGATAAGAGTAAAATCCTAAACTATTTCATTGAAAATAGAATGAAGTTAATGATTGAGCACATCGAGGAATTCTAATGGACAAATTAGTTTCAGAATTATTTCAGCTAGTAGAGAAAGCTGAAAAACGTGAAGACAAAATTCGGCTTCTAAAGACACACGACTTTCCTGTAGTTAGAGCTATGTTCTCTTTAAACTACAACCCATCATTTAAATTAAACTTGCCAGAAGGTGCACCTCCGTTTAGAAGAGAAACCGATAAACCGATGGGGTATCAACAGACATCTCTTTTGTTGGAACTTAGGAGGTTCTATGTTTGGATGGATCCCAATGTTACACTCCCTAAAGTAAAAAGAGAGACTCTTTTCATCGAAATGCTAGAAGGTCTGCATTTCACAGAAGCAGACATTGTTTGTGCTGTAAAAGATGGAAGACTTACAACCATTTATCCCTCTCTCACGGAATCTTTGGTAAGAGAAGCATACCCCGATATTTTTCCTTTTCCACCCAAGGAGGAAGAGGAGCCAAAAAAGTTGGAATCCTTACCAAAATCTACAACTGGTTCAGCCACAAAAAGAAAGTCCAAGAGCCAGAAAGAGAACGTTGGGCAGACATAAAACCCAGGTTGGAAGAAAAACATTTTAATGTTAAGATGGTCAATGTAAGAAACTTTAATCGTAAATTTTAATATGGAGGCATTATGAAGTTTATATTACAAGCAGTTCGAGATGATTATGATTATGAGGAAAAAACAGTTACATTTGAATTTGATGCTGTTCATATTTCCAATATCTTAGAGGAAGTAGAATTGTTTTTGAAAGCAAATGGTTTTGATTTTAATGGTCGTCTAGATATTGTTGAAGATGACAAAGAAACCGACGACTGGAATGATGATTTCGAAAATGACGACGAAGAGTATGAGGAGTCTTTGGAAATTAAATTTGACGATAATATGAATTCTGGAACAAATGACGATGACGAAATTCTTCACATTAGAGTATAAGACAACAGATAGCAAGGGAAGAGAGAAGACTCCTAAGTTTGCTGGAGTCTTTAGGAACCTTGATGATTTGGAATCAGCTAAGAATAAACTCTTACAAGATGTAAGCAATAGATTGAGTTTTCACGTCTATACACACGAGCAGATTTTTACTAAATAAAACATGCCGACTTACACATTTCGTAATAAAGATACTGGCGAAGAGTTTGACAAAATGATGCGCTTGAATGAACGCCAGCCTTTTCTTGATCAAAATCCTCAACTTGAGCAAATCTTAGGACCAACAGCTATGGGAGATCCAGTTCGTTTAGGACTTAGACGAACAGATGATGGTTTCCGAGAGGTGTTATCTAAAATCCACAGCAATGTATACAAAAGCAATCTAGCGGACAAACTATCAAGAAAATGATTTTTGGTTATTCTTTTTCAACCACCACTAAAAGACCAAAGCGCAAGCAGAGGTCTTTTTCTTTTTCCAAAGAGGTCACCGATGGCGAGAAAATCAGCAGTAGCAAGAGTAGAAGAAACCTCTGTTCAAACTCTCTCTGTAGTCAATAACAGGTTGAAGATTAGGCCTGAAGATTTAAGAGAGATTGAACCATTAACCGAGAATCAAAGAAAGTTTTTTGAATTATACGAAAACACAAGCGTTCTTCTACTCCATGGCGTAGCTGGTACAGGAAAAACATATATCGCACTTTATAAAGCTCTTAAAGATGTATTAGACAAAGGCAATTGTTATAAGAAAGTAATCATCGTAAGATCTGCAGTACCATCAAGAGAAATTGGTCACCTCCCGGGTGATGAAAAAGAAAAAACTGAAGTATATACACAGCCATACATTGAAATTTGTGAAAATCTGTTAAAGCGCAAAGATGCATTTGATAGATTGCAAGAGCAACACTGCGTTTCGTTTATGATTACATCGTTTGTACGAGGAATTACACTAGACGATTCTATTATCATCGTAGATGAATGCCAGAACATGACTGATATGGAATTAAATTCCATTATTACTCGCGTAGGCGATAGATCTAAGATTATATTTTGTGGTGACTTTAGACAAACCGACCTATATAAAAAGACAGACATGTCTGGTCTAAAGAAGTTTATGGTGATCGCTGATATGATGCCTTCAGTAAAAACTATTGAGTTTGAAGTTGATGATATCGTTAGATCTGACATAGTTAAAGAATACATTCTAGCTAGAATGAGCTATGAAGAAAAATATGGAACTTAGGAGATAGCATGCAACTTACACAAAATTTTAGTTTGGCAGAAATGATCAAGAGTGAAACAGCTCTCAGACAAGGTCTCGATAACACACCTGGTGAGGTAGAAATTGAAAATATGAGGAAATTGTGCGAGCATGTTCTTCAACCTCTCAGAGACCTGTATGGACGTGGTATTAAGGTTAATTCTGGTTTCAGACACCCAGATGTTAATGCTGCTGTAGGTGGATCTAGAACATCTGATCACTGCAAAGGCATGGCTGCTGATATTGAGATTCCAGGAGTAGCTAACTATGATTTGGCAAAATACATTGCTGATTATTTCTACTTTACACAAGTAATTCTTGAGTTTTATACGCCTGGTATTCCCGATTCTGGTTGGGTTCATGTTTCTTACGATCCAAATAACTTGAAGCGTCAGACTCTTACTGCAATGAGAGAGAACGGTAAAACTGTATATAAGCCTGGTTTGATTGCTTAGTGTTTAACCATGTTAAACTTGATGTTAAAGAGCCAAAGTTAACACAAGTAAATGAGAACGGCACTCGTTATTATGTAACACCGGAGGGTAACAAATACCCTTCGGTGACTACTGTTTTATCAGAATATAGTAGAAAATTTATTCAAGAGTGGAGAGAAAGAGTTGGCAACGAAGTAGCCAACAAAATTTCCAACCAAGCATCCACAAGAGGTACAAGATTTCACAAACTTTGTGAAGATTATCTCAAGAACCTTCCTTTAGACTTTAAAAATCCTTTAGACATAGAGTGTTTTAACACGTTTAAACCCGTCTTAAACCGGATCAATAATATCTATGCCCAAGAGCATAGGATGTATTCAAATCACCTTAGAATGGCTGGCACAGTCGATTGTATAGCAGAATTTGATGGGAAGCTTTCTGTTATAGATTTTAAGACTGCTTCAAGAGCTAAGGAACGCCTTTCGATTGAAAACTACTTTATGCAATGCAGTGCGTACGCTATTATGTTTGAAGAGTTGTATGGCATTCCTGTGTCACAAACAGTAGTTTTAATTTCAGTAGATGACCATGAACCTCAGTGCTTCGTCCAAAAAAGAGACACTTACGTCGAATCTCTTCTGGCTTACAGAAATTTACACGAGGAAAAAAACTGTTGACTTTCTGTTGACCTGGCTGTAGAATTCTTTTGTTGCCCCTAGAAGATGAGGAAAGAAAAATGGTTGAAGACTGGAGTAAGCTGGATAAAGAAGTCCTCTACACCTGGTTAACTGGTGTTCTAAAGGAAGGTAGTATAAAGATTACTTTCCAGAAAAAAGATGGTAGCGAAAGAGTAATGCTTGCTACTTTGAAGGAAGAAGTAGTGCCTAAGTATGAGAAAAAGACTGATAGAGAAAAAACCAAGACTCAGGAAACAATGTCAGTTTTTGATCTTGAGAAAGAAGAGTGGAGATCCTTTCGTCTTGATTCTTTAAAGCAGATTGAATTTTCTTTAGGATAAATAACCTTTACGATCGTATGAAGTTAATCAAAAAGCGTTTCGGACGGGGAGTGCAACTCTCCCCCACCTCCACCAAAAGGTAATGTGTGAGTAAGAAAAGACTTATTATTTTTGCAGATTTATTTGAGATAATTTTAGACTTTACTTTTAAGTTTTGGATTATTGTTGCTTGCATTAAGTTTGTAATTTTTGGTGTTACGTTATCTTTTGATGGGGGTGAAGTAGGCTCGACGGAGCGACCAGTAGAGAGACAGACGATCCGGCAAAGCTAAAGCCGTAGGGTTGGGACTACCTGGCCAAAGAAGCAAAAAGTATAAACGCCAACGATGAAGCGTTCTTAATGGCTGCCTAAGTCATTACGGGGTCTTTCTGGTTCATCCTTGTAACCAAATGAACCAGACTACTTAAGGAGAGTATATGAATAAACTCTTGACAGCGTCAGGAATCATTACTGTTCTGTTAGTTGCTTCCTTCTTTCTATATCCAGTACAAATCCAAAAACCAGCAACTACCACAGACTACAAACAACTTGCCTGCATGGCTAGAAATATTTACTTCGAAGCTGGTCATGAACCTTTTCAAGGTAAAATTGCAGTTGCAGTAATCACAATGAATAGAGTAAAGCATCAAGCTTTCCCAGATAATGTTTGCGATGTTGTTTATGAGAGAAATAAAAGGGTGTGTCAGTTTTCTTGGACCTGTGAGAAGAAAAGAAGTCGGATTAATGAAATAAAATACCTCGAATCTATTGAAGCAGCTAGACTAGTGATGCAAGGTAGAGTACATATTGACATTTTGAATGATGCATTGTACTATCATGCAGATTATGTAAATCCACGATGGAATAAACGCAAAGTAGCTAAGATAGGTAGACATATATTTTATGAACCAAGAAATAAATTCAAGCTTCCTCATAACCAAGCGATTTAGATCACCCACAGAATTCTCTATGTACATAGAGGAGAGGGTGGTGAAGGAAAGGATTGGTTACATGGATGCAATTATCGATTATTGTACAACCAATGATGTTGATATTGAGGGAATTGCTAATTTAGTAGTTCCCTCTCTAAAAGAAAAGATTCAATTAGAAGCTGAAGAAGCTAATATGATGAGACCACGTGGTAGACTTCCTGTATGACCGTTATGGAACCTTTTGAAGTATACAGGGCATACCTGGCATTAAGATTACATTTTACTACCAATAATTATGATGTAATCAAGCAGCAAGGAAGAGTAAGAGCTTCTAAGCAATCCTTTTTTAAGAGAAAAGATCTTTTTGCAATTAAGAAGATTGCAGAAGAATACTCAGATAAAGATGTGGTGGATTTTTTAGTTGCAAACTTTGTTTCTGGTGATAGATGGGGTGGTGTATTTGATTCAGAAGCAAAGACTAATTATATTTCGTGGAAAAAGAGAATGGAATCCATCTCTTATACATTCCAGAAAGAAATTGACAATCTCCTTTTGTTTTTAGAAAACAATGATCTTCAGTTCCAAGATGCTTTCAGAAGCAATGGTAAGCATCCAGTAATTCTTAAGTTCTACCTAAAGAAGCAAGTGTCTGTTGAAACTTTAGTGATTTTAAATAAGATAAATAAATTTACAGAAACGCTTGATGCAGAGCTGGCTGATGATATTGTTTGGCCAGACGTGTCTAGAATCATTAAAAAATATCAGCCTTTTTTAAGAGTGGACATTCAAAAGTATGATGAATTACTTCGAAGAAGAATTGGACATGACTAATAGCAGGATTATAGAGATAGAAAAAAACTTAGCATTGCTTCAGGTACAGGTAGAAATGTTACATGAGCAAATAAAAGAAACACAAAAATTTCTTTTAAAGTTGGCTTTTAATCAAAAAGAAGTGACGAAGAAAGTTACACAATGGCCATATGTTGCTGTTTACCGAGAGGAGGAGTAATATGGACATATTGTTCTGGATTTTAGTAGGTGCCTTTATTGGATGGCATGTTCCACAACCAACGTGGGCAGTTGCTTTGAAAATGAAGGTTTTATCAATGTTTAAAGGGGCTGACAAGAGTTAAATGAAGGATCGTGGTTACAGAGAATTTGATCGCGAAAAAAAGATCAAAAAGGTAGAAAAAAATAATAAAGTTGTCAAGCACCGAAAAAACATTTATAATTACGATGTTGAGGATGATCTAGACGATGATTTTGAGCAGTATCTTGATGAAGTAAAGCAGTACAAAGATACAAAATAATACATTCTCATACACATACATTTTAATACGGAGATACAAATGGCATTAGATTTTTCTGCCCTAAAAAAGGGCCGTGGTAATTTTGACTCTTTGATGAAAGAAGTTGAAAAGATTGCAACTCCTCAAACCGAAGGTTCGCAGAAAGATGATCGTTTCTGGCAGCCAGAGGTCGACAAAGCTGGTAACGGTTATGCAGTCATTCGTTTCCTTCCTCCTCCTAAAGGCGAAGAACTTCCCTGGGTTCGTATCTGGAATCATGCCTTTCAAGGTCCTACTGGCAAGTGGTATATTGAAAACTCCCTTACCACATTAGGCAAACCAGATCCTGTTTCCGAACTCAACACAGAGCTTTGGAATTCTGGCAGCGAAGCAAATAAAGAGATTGCTCGTAAACAGAAGCGCAAACTTACCTACATCTCCAACATTTACGTTGTTAAAGATCCAGCTCATCCTGAAAACGAAGGGAAAGTATTTCTCTTTAAGTTTGGCAAAAAGATCTTTGATAAGATCAAGGATGTAATGCAGCCTCAGTATGAGGATGAAGAGGCAATCAATCCTTTTGACTTCTGGAAGGGTGCTAACTTCAAGCTAAAGATTCGTAATGTAGAAGGATATCGCAATTACGATAAGTCTGAATTTGAGGCAATCAGCATTCTTAACGATGATGACGATGAGCTTGAAGTGCTTTGGAATAAACAGCACTCGTTGGTTGAATTTGTTGATCTCAAGAACTTTAAGAGCTACGAGGAACTAAAGGGAAAGCTAGAGGCTGTCCTTTCCGCTAGTGGTTCTTCTGTTGGTCGTGCTGAAGAAGTGGACCTTGATGATCCTCCGTTTGAAACTTCTCCTAAACCAAAGGCTAAGCCTAAGCGCGAAGAGATTGATCTGGATGATGAGGATGAAAGTTTGAGCTATTTTGCAAAATTAGCAAATTCTGATTAGTTGTGTTTGTGCCACCTAGAGATGTTAGAATCATCTACCTCTTTGTGGCACACAATACAACAGCATCTTGGTCTTTTT